AGGATTGCTAGTATTCACAGATCTTCTGGTACCTATCCAACTCCTGTTGGTCTGGGTCTTTCTGGGACACCTTTAAATGAAGCTATGATTTCCCTCCATCAAATCATCCCTCAGTTTAAGAAAGAAAATAAAGTTCAGAAAGTTCAATGTGTTGTTCTTACTGATGGGGAAGGAGCACCTCTTAAATACCATCGTCAATTTGAACGTAAATGGGAAGACGAACCTTTCTTGGGCACAAATTCTATCAACAAAAATTCATTATTAAGAGATCGTAAAACTGGTAATACTTACTCTTTTGATTGTGAATGGCATGAGTTTACTGATATTCTTCTTCGCAACCTTCGTGACAATTTTCTTGACGTAAACTTTATTGGAGTTAGAGTTCTTGAACCACGTGATGCTAATGGTTTCATTCGACGTTATTATGGATATTACAGTGAAAAGACTGATAATACTATAAAAATTTGGAAGAAAGAAAAGGCATTTTCAATTTATGATTCTGGTTATCATACTTATTTTGGTCTCTCTGCAAATATGCTTTCCCAATCAACTAAATTTTCACCAAAAGAATATGCAACCAAAAGTGAAATTAAGAATGCTTTTGTAAAAAGTCTTCGCACTAAAAAAATGAATAAGAAAGTTCTCAGTGAGTTTGTTGATCTAATTGCATGATAAATAATAAGAAACTATACTTAAAACAATGGGAAAATTTAGAGAACTTCTTGGTTTAGAAACTAAATCACCTAATCCAGAACCTGTAAAATCGACACCTAAAGTAAAAAAAGATGAACCAAAATTGGAGGAGGAAGTATTTGCAGATGAAGAAACTGACTGAAAAGCAGATTGACCTCTTAGAAAACGGACCTAAATCTCTATCCCAAGCATGGGCACTTCAAGCAATGAAGAATGAGTGGATTCAAATGAGTAGACAGTTTAAGAACTGACCTATGGGGTGCCAAAACACCCCCTTTTTCTTGTATAATAACTTCAGTTGAAAAAAACAAAGCAACCAATGTCACTCTCTACTGATTACATTCTCACTTCTTTACAGGAACTTTATGGAGAGTCTGTAACTGGTTCTGATATTCGTGGATGGTGTGCGATGAACGGATCTAACTATCAGACAGTTGCAAGTAAAATTGCTGATTATAAAGTTGGTCGTGGTAAGTGGAATTTGACAATTCAAGAAAAACTTGAGCAAACTTATCAGGCACCTCCTGCTATGCCTATTATCGAACAAAATTTGATTCCTGATAGAGATGATACTTTCGTCAAGTTTGGTAACTTTGGTGATATTAAAAAAATTATTCAATCCAATCTTTTTTATCCAACGTTCATTACGGGTCTTTCGGGTAATGGTAAAACGTTGTCTGTAGAGCAAGCCTGTTCTCAACTTGGACGTGAACTTATTCGTGTAAACATTACTATTGAAACTGATGAAGACGATCTTATTGGTGGTTTTCGCCTTGTCGATGGGGCAACTGTTTGGCATAACGGACCTGTCGTGGAAGCACTCGAAAGAGGAGCAGTTTTGTTACTCGATGAAGTTGACCTTGCTTCTAACAAAATCCTCTGTCTCCAATCCATCCTTGAAGGCAAGGGTGTGTTCTTGAAGAAGATTGGTAAGTATGTAAAACCAACAAAAGGTTTCAATGTATTTGCCACTGCCAACACCAAGGGTAAGGGTTCTGATGATGGTCGTTTCATCGGCACCAATGTTCTCAACGAAGCATTCTTGGAACGCTTCCCTGTGACCTTTGAGCAGATGTATCCTACTCCTGCAACTGAAACTAAAATTTTAAGTAAAATTTGTTCTGACGAAAAATTCTGCCAACGTCTTTCTGATTGGGCAGATATTATTCGTAAGACTTTCTATGATGGTGGTATTGAGGAAATTATCAGTACTCGTCGTCTAGTTCATATTGTCAGGGCATACAACATTTTCGGGGATAAAGCTAAGGCAATTGAAGTCTGTATCAATCGTTTTGATGATGAGACCAAGCAATCATTCATTGAACTTTATGATAAAGTTGATGTTGATTTTGAACTGCCATCCAATGAGACTGTAGTATCTGCTTATATTGACGATATCAAAGTTGCCTGATATAATAAGAGAATACATTCTATAAAATTTTACTTTGTAATGTAATGACTAATCAAGATGACATCATCACTTTTCATAATGATAGTGATGAAGAACTAAGTTCAGATAATTGTATGCCTCCATGGGGTCACAGTGACTATGAATTTTTAATTAATGAATCTAATATGGATGAAAACAGCAACAACCGATACAAATATAGTGAGGATGTAATCCTCAAAGAACTAAAAGATTATATTGTTAGAACATATGGCCAGCATTACTCTGCTGGTGATGATAAGATTCAAACTCTGGACCTTATCGAAGCTTGTGGTGATGGTGAGGCATTCTGTCGCAGCAACATTCTCAAGTATGCGTCACGATACGATAAGAAGGGTACTGCCCGTCGTGACATTATGAAGATTCTGCATTATGCTGTACTTCTAATGCATTTCAATGACAAAAATGCAAAACGTGAAATTTACCCTCAATGACCGATACAATGAAACTTTCTGATAACACTCTTTCCCTTCTTAAAAACTTTGCAGGTATCAACAATTCTATTCTTGTAAAGCAGGGTACTAAACTTCGTACTATCTCTGTTGCAAAAAATATTTTAGCAGAAGCAGAAGTTAAAGAAGACTTTCCTTGTGACTTTGCAATCTACGATCTTAACCAGTTTTTGAATGGATTGAGTCTCCATCAAGATCCTGATCTTGATTTTAACCATTCTTCTTACCTCAGTATTAAAGAGGGTAATCGTCGTGTAAAATATTTCTTTGCAGATCCTAATGTAATTATTTCACCACCAGAGAAAGAGATCTCTCTTCCCTCTCAAGATGTTTGTTTTCAACTTGATAGTTCCTCTCTAGAGAAATTGGTAAAGGCAGCACAGGTCTATCAGCTGCCCGATCTGTCTGCTATTGGTGAATCGGGTGTAATCAAATTGGTTGTTCGTGATAAGAAGAATGATACTTCTAACGAATATGCTATCGTTGTTGGTGAAACTGATAAAGAATTTTCATTCAATTTCAAGGTTGAAAACATTAAAATTATTCCCGGTGCCTATGATGTAGTAGTGTCTTCTAAGTTACTCTCCAAATTCACCAATACTAAGTATGATCTCACATATTACATTGCGTTGGAACCAGACTCCACTTTCAGTTGATGTTCCACTAAGAATCTTAGGCAGCATTGGTGTTATTGTTGCATATTTTATTATCTTGCATGTAAATGTTCTTGCAGGTGTTATTATAAATTTTGTAGCAGACATGATTTCTATTCCATATTTCATTCGAACTAAATCATGGGATGTTGTTATTATGCTGTCCTTTTTACTCGCAATCAGTATTAGCAAACTTTTATCATGAGCAATTTTATCTGGGTTGAAAAATATCGACCCAAGACTATTGAAGAGTGTATTCTTCCCGAGTCTACCAAACAAACATTTCAATCTTTCCTAGATAAGGGGGAGATTCCTAATATGTTGCTTGCTGGTCCACCAGGTATTGGTAAGACAACAGTAGCAAAGGCCCTATGTAATGAACTTGGAGTAGATGTATATGTCATCAATGGATCCGATGAGGGACGATTCCTTGATACTGTCAGAAACAATGCGAAGAATTTCGCTTCGACCGTATCGCTTACGTCAGATTCTAAACACAAAGTCATCATCATTGATGAAGCTGACAACACATCCAACGATGTACAACTCCTGCTACGGGCGTTTATTGAGGAGTTCGCTGGCAATTGCAGATTCATCTTTACCTGCAACTACAAAAACAAAATCCTCGAACCCCTACATTCTCGGTGTGCCGTCGTCGAATTTGGAATCAAGGGAAAAGAACGGCAGGGTATTGCAGCACAGTTCTTCAAACGCATCCAACAAATCTTGGATGCAGAAGGTGTTGAATATGATAACAAGGTCCTGGTAGAATTAATTAATAAGCACTTTCCTGATTGGAGACGTGTTCTTAATGAATGCCAAAGATATTCCGTAAGTGGGAAAATCGACTCTGGTATTCTTGCAACTTTTTCGGATGTAGCAGTCAATGAACTGGTTAAAAACCTTAAAGAGAAGAATTTTCCCGAAGTACGTAAATGGGTTGTCAATAACCTGGACAATGATACTACTGTCCTGTTGCGTCGTATTTACGATGCTTGTTATGATTCCTTGGTTCCGAATAGTGTTCCTGCTGCTGTGCTTGTCCTTGCTAAGTATCAGTATCAAATGGCATTTGTGGCAGATCAGGAAATAAACTTACTTGCTTGTTTGACTGAGATTATGGTGGAGTGTGAGTTCCAATGAAAAAATTATTAAACAAATCAAAATGAATGTAAAACTAATTCGTATGTGGTCTGGTGAAGATGTTATTGCCGACTTGATCAAAGAAAATGATGATTCTATTGTCGTCAGCAATCCAATCGTTGCTGTTCCTACTGGTACGGGTACGATTCAGTTTGCACCTTGGTCTCCTCTTCTAGAAGGACGAAACAAAGAACTTGAGATTACTAAAAAGTATGTTGTATACATATCTGAAACTCAAGAAGGAGTTATTGCTCAATATGAAGAAATGTATTCTGTTATCAAGACTCCAAAGAAAAAACTAATTACATGATTATGAAACAAACTAAAAAGTGTCAAGTTAAGTCTAAGTTCTACTATATCTTTTGGGGAACTGCTACAGCATCTGTTTTATTGGGACAACTATATGTCGGAATGGGGTATAGGGTAATGGCAGAAAGCACACTGAGTTTTCAAGATTACCTTA